GCATCAGGAAGTACTGATAGGATCTTCCAAGTTAATTACGATGATAGTTATAACGCAACTATAGTATTTGGAGATGGCACTGTTGGTATTAATCCATCAAATGATGCTAGCTACTTTGTCCAGTATAGAACTGGTGGAGGATCTAGAGGAAATATTCCTAAGAATTTTATAAATACTTCAATTGATATTGGCGGTATTACTGTAGCTGTAACTAACACTTCCCCCGGAACAGGTGGAGCTAACTCAGAAACAATAGAACACGCTAAGAGATATGCTCCTTTAACTTTTAGAAGACAAGATAGAGTAGTTACATTAACTGACTATGCAACATTCGCTAACTCTTTCATTAGTAATTATGGAAGTATTGGAAAAGCTACGGCAGTAACAAGAAAAGCCTATTCTTCAGCTAATGTTATTGATATCTATGTATTAGAAAAAGTTTCTGATCTTCAGTTACAAAGAGCTACTACTAATTTTAAAACTCAGCTATTAACTGCTTTAAACAAAAAGAAAATGGCTACAGATGATGTAGTAATTGTTGATGGGCTTATTAGAACATTAGATTTAGTTATGACTGCTAGAATAGATAGAGAATTATCAGAACTTCAAGAAGACATAAAAACTAAAATAAGAGATAAGATTTTAGAATATTTCAATGTAGACAACAGAGAGTTTGGAGACAATTTAGTTATATCTGAGTTAAATAGAAAAGTATTTGAGATTGATGAAGTTAGATTCTGCACTGTAGATAACTTAGATCAAGATGTTCCAATAGATTTTAATGAGATTATTCAATTGAATAATCTTACAATCAACATAGAGTTATTAGACTAATGACATTCAATAGTTTCAATCCTAAAGCAAGAAGATACTTTAAGAGTAATTTTGCTGATGTTCTAGAGATAATAACTCCTAAGGTTTACATCGAAGAAGATGTAAACCTTAGTGGATATGGATTGGATCCGTTATCTGAAGTTATAAATTGTCATATTAAATTATGCTATAATATTTCTAATGTTTTGTCTATATCTGGAGTTCCCGGAACTCAAACATCAAATCTTGGAAACATTAGTGGTATCTCTCAATACTTTGTAAAGCAAAACCAACTAACAAAAATCGTTCCTGCTGAATTTGAAGCTAATATTTTAAATCCATTAAATTATTCTTTAAAGAATTTTGATACTAGCGCAGAGTTTAAAACATTCCTTTCAGCAACCCTGCTTCCAAAAATAATTCCTAACACTACTACAAGGGTAGGAACTATTCAAGCCAATCTTTCTACATTATCAGCACTAACAGATAATGCAAGTGTTAGTAGCGTTCATAATTATCTAGTAGATACATTAGGTTGGTTTTATTTCTTAAATACATCAGCTAGGGGAGGACTAACATATTCTCCATCTAGCTATGTAGCTGAGTCTTTAGCAACTCTGTATAAAGGTAAAACTTTAGAAACTGTGGATGGTGTAAAAGGCTTGACAGAATATCTGTGGAGAAATAACTCAGTATGTTCTTTTGGTGATTACATTCCTGCCTCATTTGTGTCTGCAACTAGTGATGCTGTACTGAGTACCTCTGCTGGAATACCAGCTACTTATACAAGTGGAACTCAAAAACTAGAAGCATTAAAGACATTAATAGACATAGTTTATTCTCCTTTGGCTGTAGATAAAAAAGACTTCACAGTTAGAGATGCTTTTAATAGTTTTATAGATTCAGGATTATATTTAGAAAATCAAACCTCTAAAGGCCCCTATAGGAAATTTTTATCCTTATTAGGATATAACTTTGCAGATCTTACTGATGAGATTGAGAAGATTGGTATAATCTACGATATAGAGAATGTAAAAGATAATCAATTACAACACATTGCTGATTTACTAGCATTTAAACTACGAGGTGATTTACCATCTAAATGGAGACATCAGCTATCATTAGCTTTAGAATTATATAAATCTTCAGGAACTATAGATTGTATACAAAAAGCTTTAAACACTTTAATATTTGATTCAGAGTTAGAAATTACTGAAAAGATTCAAGAACTTTGGGAATCTTATATTCCTTATTTAATTTGGTATTCATTAGCAACAGAGTCTCCATTATTTAAAGATTTAAATTCTTGGACTTCTAACCTTGCTAATGATGCAAAGATAGGTGCATATAGTTCTAAGAGTTTAGAAGAGAATTTAAAATTAGTAACAGATTCTATAATTTTAGATGTTTTTAGATACTTTCCTGAGGCTTTCTTATTTGATGGACAACAATTTGATCCACCACGACTCTACTATGTTGATGAACTTGGAAATGAATTAGGTCTTTACACCATAGTTGGTGAGCCTGACATGAAACCATTTTCAGTAGCTCAGAGGAATACAAGAGAGTTCTTTGGAGGTAGAAGACGAGCAGCATCAAGAGATGAACTAAAGATGTTTGAAGCTGCTACTGGTTTAGGAGTTCTAGGTAATGGAGTATACATAGCAGGAGATAAAGGCATAGAAAATACTTCTGATGTAATTTACCTTAAACCTAAAGGAGATATAAGATTCTTATTTAATTACAGAGGAAGAGTTAATTATCCATTACCTCCATTTGAAGAATTTAAATACTATAAAGATTGTACTCTAGTCCCAGAGATAATAGATTTTATAGTAGATAGACTTAAGTGCTTTAAAGTTAGAGAAACCTTCGCGGATTCTCTAGGAACTTATATAAAAGATAACCTAGATTCTGGATCAGATATAGGAGCTTTGAATGAATGGTTGTTCTTCTTTAGCTCACTGCAAACTCCTCCAAACTTCGATGATGTTTTATATAACATAACTGATTACGATGAAAATATATTAAGTTTATGGAATGGTAAATCTTCACATCTATTCATAAACTTCCAAGACACAGATTTTGATTTTAGTGTAAAATCACTGCAAGCTGATGGAGCTTATGCTTTATATGAAACAGCTAGATTAGCTAATGAATTCGCCCCAGCACACACTATTACTAGAGTTAATATGTCTGGAAGTGCGGTTGATTCTTTCTTAGTAGCACATACAGAGTACGATTATATTGGATTTGATGATACAGATACTAGAGCCGGATATACCTCTGGATCTGTGCTTGCAGGTTTCCAAGTTAGCGGTGTAAGCATGGGAACTGTAACTGGAGGGTCCGATGGAGGTAGAGGAGGTCTTAATACATTCTCTAGAGAGCAGGTTAATAATATTTATGATACTCTGGTTTCCTCAACTACAGCAATAACCACTGCTCCAAGAAGATCACTGAGAAGAAGAAATTTAAAGTATTTATTACCTAGAGAAAGTTATTACGACAGAACAGGATTTAATGGTCCTGTTAGTTATGATCCTTCAACTTTAGAAAGATCAATGCCTTCCTCAATAGGAGAATTAACTCTAGGCTACATACCATCAGCCGGAAGATTCCATCCAATTATAGATGTTTATAATCTTTCTGGAGTATGGAACTCTTGTGAGAATCTAAGCTCAACTAGAAGTTTCTTTGGAATAGCGACTAGTAGCACATTCCCTTACAGAGGATTGTTCGCATTAAGTTCAAATAACAAGATGCCTGAAGTAGGTTCTGGAGTTTCTAGGTACATCGATAGAGGACAGGTCCCCTCTATCTACAATACAATGAATCAATTGCTATGTGAGAAAGCTAGATCATTAGCATATAAAATAATTGAAGCTTCTCCTAGCGGATATTTAGCAACTGATTATTGGAAGGATAATATTGAAAGTCTTGCTAACGCAGCTATAGCTAGTGGATTTGTTCTTAACTCATTTGATGATTATGAGAACTTTAGTTTTGGCACGGGATTGCACAAGCTATACTCAGATTACTGCAACAATTTTAGAAGACATGATTTATCTTTAAATCAAACAGAGAAGACGGGTGGAAATATATTTGCACACGTTTTCGGAAAAGGTCTATTTAATTGTGATTTTGATGTTGATGGTTCAGCAGGTTCAACCTATATTGCAACATCATTAAAATCTGTAAGTGGAATAAATAATACTAACATTTGGAAGACTGGAGTAACTGGGACTTATATTGCAAGTAGTGCTGGTCAGACAGTAATTCCTTTATTAGGATCATTCACTTCTGGTAATCCATTTAATGCTGAGTTTAGAAATCCTCATATTTTAAGCGGAATAGAATTCTGTGATATTTCTGGAGCACCTTCTAATAATCAGTTTATAGTTTTTAATCTAGACTCCTCAAACGCTGTAGCTAGATCAGAAAACTATTATGTAAAAAATAAATTAATAAAATGTAAGTCTGTAGGAGGTCTTCCTAGAATAAGATTTGATTTGTCTGCATATGGAGATAGAAGAAACTATCTTACAAAAGAACACAAGTTTAATTTAAAAGTAAATGCACTTGTTGCTGACGAATACAATCCAATCCTAGGAGGAGGACAGATTGGAGTATGGATACATACTCAACCAATCAGCGGTGTCCTATGGAACTGGACCAGAAATAATATGTGGGAGCCGTTGTATGAGAATCAACTTTCTATAGACGCAGTTAGAAGATTATCTCATATTCATACATTTAATATAACTGATCCTCCTCAAGGATCTCAACTTCCTTGTATTGGAAGATACTCAGATGTAGAAACTATAGTTAATAATGAATCTATAACAGGTCTTTCCGAGTCTTATCTTGAAACCATATCCATAGATTTTGATACTAGAAACTACACCATGGATAATAACTCTGAATATTTAAAAGTAGTTCCAATACCTGTTTATGCATCTAAAATTAGAGAACAGGTTCACATGGATGACACCAACTATGTTATAGAAATATTCTTTGTTCCTAATAACGATGTCAATAAGTATTTATTGATAGACTCAGTAGAGTTACAAGATTTAACTTTAAGAGACGAAGCAGCTATAGGCACTGGATATGGAATTGAAACTAGCGGTATACCTCTTAAGAGATTTGTAAAAGAAGATAAAATTTATCTAAGTAAAGAACAGTTATTCGATGTTTTAAAAATGTTTAATGGATTTATTGGATTAGGGACAGGAACTTATGCTACCACACTAGCATCTAGAAATGCTACACTAACTTCTGGAACTATGGAACTTAGTGGTGGTGGCAGATTAAATTATAGAATAAACCCAGATTGGGGATTCAATACAAAGTATGCAACCTATAATAATTACAGTCTAGTGGAGTTTGATAACTAATGAAAGGCGAAGTAGAAATTTGGAGTGGAGACGAGCTAGTTTTTAAACAGCCCAACATGATTGTTGATGGTGCTGGAGAACTACTAGCTGATATAATGACCGTATCTCCATCTCTTTCGTCAATTCAAAATACTGCCACATCTGCAATATTAGATGCATCAAACTATAGAATTCAAGCCATATCTTTTGGAACTGGAAAAGATGCTTATAATCAGAATGCCCATTCCTTTGATGCTACAAAGGAATTATTAGCAGGTTATTATGCTTCCTTAATATCCACTAAGGGTGTTGTTCCTGTAGTAACTTTTATATCTTCCATAGAAAACTATAGTAACTCTGATGGGACTTTAGTTATACCACCAAAGGTAGGGATTCCCATATACCCAGATCCTACCTTGGAGGTATTGGAACCTAATATACAAATGTCAGCCATAGTTGGTGGATATTATGTAAGTTCAGTATTCCCTCCTAATGGTCAGTTAACTAATTTTATGCCATCTGCAATTTATACTGAGATGGTAAAAAACACTGTATTCAGTTCTACTACCTCGGCTGTAGCTATAGCAGGAATACTAGGATGTTTCCCAGATAGCAGCTCCACTATTAAATTCTCATCTGGTGATAGGTTTAGTAAAGATTATATTAGAAGAGAAAGTTCAGAATCTACTCCATATCTTCAAGCTGCTGGAATCCCTGTAGTAGGTGGTTTCTTTAATGCAGCAAGTTCTATGGATGTTTCTGGCTTCGTTAACTTAATTATGTCTAGCACTCCTAATTCAACATATCTTATGAGCGGGACTTCTAGCGGATTATGTATGTCGGCTAACACTAGCTTTTCTTCTAATGGCATAATTGAATATTCTGTCTCTTTAGCATCTGGTGACGTTGGTTTTGCTAATATGTATGGAGGTATCTATCACCTAGGTCTTTGGACTATAGATATGCAAAAATCTTTACAGAATGGAAATACTCCTCCATTTGCATTCAGACAGCTAAATAATCCAAGAAAGTACAAACTTTTCTGTAGAAAAGGACTTACTAAAAACTTAGGATTTATAGAGGGTTCAAATGCAGATTATAATAACAGAGATCTTCTAATTAAATGGAGACTTAGATTCTTATGAAAAACTTTGTAGACGAATTAGGAATTAATGGACACTTAACCATCATAAAGCGTAACAAGGATGGTTCTGAAGAGGTTCTATTAGATGATCCTAATATAATTGTATCGGGTATGGGCGTAGGACTTTCATATCTATTCACAGGATCTGGTTCCAATAATATTTTAGATTATCAAATTGATAGGTTTCAGGTGGGCGTATCAGGACCTCCTGCTGGAGGTGTTACAAGCTCAATCAACCAGTTATCAGGTGCTTTAACTGAATCTGAGTATGGGGCAGGTAGTAATTTATTCATTGATGTAAGAAGCCAGATTACAGGAAACACTCTCACTACGTTACCTGCTGCTCTAATACCTCATAGTAAAATAACTAGAATTGGAGATTCTTCAGTTAGATATACTTTAGTTATTGATGAGGAAGCTTGTAATAATTTAACTAGAGAATCTAATCAGGCTAATATAAATGAGATAGGTATGTTGATGAAAAATCCAACTGGTAACGCTTCTGCAAGACCTATATTAGTCTGTTACAGAACTTTTAGCAATATACGAAAGACTAGCGATTTTAGTCTCATCTTCAGATGGACCTTGAACTTCTAAAATGCCATTTAATATAAACGACATCTATACTAGTAGCGGTACAGCTAAACTTTATAACTCTTGGACTCCTTACGTTTCCAAGTTTGATACTAGTTCTTTCTATAACTGGGAACAGGATAACCTTCCACTATACGATTTAGAGGAAAGAACGTATGAACTTTGGGAGCAAGGAGGATTTGCTACATCATCTGTTAATGGTTTAGCTTTAACCGTATCTGCTGACGCACCTGCCTCAGTTCTAGCAGCTAATAGAAATATATTCACAACTGTAAGCTCCTGCATTGCTGCCATACCAAAAGTAGTTAGGTTTCCTGTATTAGTTGAAGTTGGAAATATAGGAGATCTAGGAAAGTTAGAACTTCATAATTTTAAAATTGAAGAAAATGGATCTATAGAAATAATAAATAGAGCATATGGTAGAGTTTTAGCTGCGTCAGCTTCCATGACATTTAGAACTTTTACTCCTACCTATAATGCATATCATCCAACCATTAATTTTTTAAGCTCATTAGATTTGAGTTCATCTATATTCGATTCTTCTTGTATTAATTTATCAACTAGAGTATTAAGTTCAATAAGTGATTCAAGACCAAATGCACTCAATACTAACTATTGCGTATATCCAACTAACACTAATAGATTAGGAGTTCTTAATTTAGCCATAAACAGAAGGTTGAATCCAAATACTGGAGCTGGAATTGGTCTTTCTAATAATTTTAGATTAATTTGCTATGAGGATGATTCTACTGTTAATGCATATGACAACACTGTTAGATCGTTAGATATTAGCTCTACAAATGGATTTACAAATTCTTCAGTAAAAAGAGATGATATAACTGCTTCTCCCGGAGGTGTTGCTGGAGATAGATTTTCTGGTAACGTATACTTAAATAAATTTAATAAAATTAGTATAAAGAATTGCGATGGTCCTATTTATATTAGGAACTTTTTTGTAAACGCTAATCAACAACAAGAAATTGGAATTGAAATTGAAAATTCTGATGTGTTATTGGAAAACTGCGCGGCAGTAAGAGCACAGCTTGCCGGATTTAAGTTTAATAATTCTAAGGTAACTTTATCTAGATCTGCGTTCTCTGCTAGAAATTATAGATTACTATCAACTACAACTAGACAAGATGGAACAGGCATAGGTTTTGATATAGTTAATAGTGAGGTTATTGTTAGTTCTCTTCCAATAGCTATACCCTCAACTTCTGTAGGAGATACTGGAGCTTCAGCAGCAGATTGTATGATCGTTGCATCCAGAAATGCCATAGGATTCAATTTAGAAAATTCTAAATTGACAGGAGGTATTGCTAGAACAAGTCTATCAGAGCCTAGAACAGAAAGTATTTTTGCTTCTGAATTAAACACTTCTAGAGGAATTCAATCTAGTAATTCAAAAATTACTTTAGGAGGACTAATAGATATCTATGGAAACAATGTAGGAATTGATTTAGATAATTCCTACATGGACTTTGAACATTTATGTGTAGAATCGCAGCAGAGTGAAGGCATCTTAGCCAATAACTCTAGAATAGTTTATGATTCTGATGCAAAATATACGACTCAGACTGCTAGAAGACAGCTTGATATGTTGAATAATGGACAACACATAGTTTTAAATAACAATAGTATTTTTGATTTTGTTATTGCTGATGGAACTCCTGAGCTATATGCTAACTCTAGATTCGTAACTTCTCACTCAGTAAATAATTTCGGAGGTGGTAATAGATTTGCATATCCTTCAATAGAAGTAAATCAAAACTCTACATTAAATTTAATTAATCCTGCGATATTTGTTTCTGGAACTAGTGAGAATATAGCTAATGTGCCTTCATTTGGAAGAGCATTGAAAGTTACAAATAATTCTAAAGCTAGCTTATTTGGAACTAAGACTGGATGCACAATCGTAATGGGTCCTCCAGACTATACCATGCAACAAAAGATGTGTGGATTATACGCTAATAATAATTCAATTATTAATTTGCATGGACCTACGGTTATAGGACAGTTCGGAGTTGATGTTCTAGTAGAAGATAATTCAATCTTAAATATTGAACCTTACAAAAAGAATGATTCAATATCACTAGAAGTTAGTGCTTTTAATCTAAATGATTTTGAAAATCACACTGCTGTAGAACTGCATTCTACTAGAGCTTGTTTAGTTGCTAATAAAAATTCTAACATAAATTTAAGAGATTTAGGTTCGTATGTTGTTAACTGGGATAGGAGTATTACGGGAGCAGATTATGTAGATTCTACAGACTATCCCATAGATACTTTTGCAACATCAGGATATACTGCTTACGGTAGTTTACAGTTCTATCCTAATCCACAGGAATCTAATACAATTACAACTAATAACCTTGATGATATTCAAGCAGCATTAACAACATCTCCATTTGCAGATAATCCTAAATTTACTTTACAAAATGGAATGCTAACTTTCTTAGTTAATGATAATCCCTTATCAAACTCTTCTGATTTTACTGAAAGAGGTAAGATTACAAAAGGAGGAGTTTGTGTAAGGGCTACTCAAGATAGCGTTGTAAATGTTAACAATGTTCACTTCCCATTAGGAACTAACAACAGTCCACTAGATGGATTCTACTACGATCTAAATGGAGATGACTGCTCTAAGTTAATGATATGGAATATTGCTGATACTTCTAAATTAACTGCATCTTTATTGTCTGTTAGTGGTATGTATCCTGCTGATACTCAATATCATGGTCCTAGTGCTTTCTGGGTATCTTCTCAGACTGGAACTGGGGCTGCTTATGTACCTGCATCTGGAGCGCCATCGAGAACACCTGATTTTGGATCTTTAAGTATATTCGATGTCTTTGGTGCTGGAAGTGGTGTCTGGACTATACCTTCTGGTGTTTCAGTTAATAATCCATTCAATTCCTTCTTCCCAATCTCAGGCACTATCAACATAGAAACTGAACGTGCCTTAGCAGGAAGACAGATGAATACTGATAGTAGAGCTAATTACTTAATAGGTGCTCCTGTAGGAACTAGTAAGAATCAAGGAGTATTTAGAATTTATTGGAGTCCTAAGCCTAGTGCTAGAGTTCTTCAAGTAGATGCTAGTGGATTCTATAAAGGAGCTTTCCCTCACAATGGAAACTTCTCTGGTGTTGTAGGCCCAGCGTATCAAATTTTTGCACAGGGATATAATTGCTCCGCACCTCTTTCAGCAGTTCCCGTAGTTGGAGAATCAAACGCAAGCTCTGTATATCCAGATCTATTAAAACTTAGCCATGATTCTGATGGAGATGGAATTCCAGATAGATTATGGACCTCTGGATTCTATTATTGTTCAGAAATGTTAGAAGAGAATCCAACACAATGTATAATGGATGATTCTGCTGCTAAGACTTTTGCTAATGCACAGAACGCTAGCATAGGTCTTGCGGGAAGACCTAAGAAGGTTACGATATATCAATCCAAGAGTTCTACAAATATTGATGGTGAGGCTTATCCCGGTAGTACCTCATCTCTAGGATTCAAGTCAGCATTAATCTTTGATCTTTCGAGAGATAACTAATGGTAGAAATAACTTACGAAAACAGTCCTTATAGGTTTACAGATCCAGTTCGCTTATTCAAAGCGAATGACCCTTACTATTTTGAAGTTGATAATATACCTCTTAAACAACTTCAAGAAAACTGTCTATGGTTGAAGGACCAAATAAGAACCTTATCACAGCCAACGCTATCACAGGTAAAACGAGCAGATCTAGACGAGTTACGTCCATATGCTACTGGAGGTGATAGAGTCATCAGAGTTCGTCCCGGAAGATATACAGCCAGAATCAATGATGCGTCAAGCAGAAGACCTTTAGCATACCTTAAAAAAGTTATGGGTGAAGCTGTTGCTGACGTAGATGCTTGGGAGACTGCTCTTCCAAATGCTGGAACATTTAATGAAGATTTAGATTTAAACGGAGTTTTAGAGGCTGCGCTAGATACTTTTAAAACTATAACTTCTCAAAATGCTATGGGCATGAATGGTTTAGTTGAAAGAGCTTTTACTTGGCCTGTAGTTGATTCTGATTATCCTGTAAATACTACTGGAGCAATATCCACTAGTGAGACAGAATTATCCTACGCTGGTCCGACTAGTAATATAACTGGAGGATCTTCTCAATATGCTCCATTCGTAATTGCACAAGCACTTCTTTGGGCTAAGTCTAAAGATGCAGGAGAAAGCGGTGCTCTTTTAACAACCTATGAAACTACAGATACTGTAAATGGATGGTCTAAACTACCTAGAACTGAAAGTTATTTTATCAAAGCTTGGAGAGGTGTAGCTAGACTTGCAATAGTAGATGTTGAAGAAGAGATACAAGTTGAAGTTCCTCAATTTGATTCAAAAGATTTTGCATACACTACAGATTCAGGAGACAGCACTCCAGTCCAAGGTGTTAAACAAAGAATAGATTTAGTATTTATTTACAGCAAACCCATTGATATGAGTGGGGTAAATATTATTAATAAGAATGGAAAGCAAACCATAACTAAACCTACACTAGGGATTGTTAAAGGTGCGGGAATAAAAGTAAATTATACAGAATCCTCTGAAACAGGTAAAGACTATATTGTTCAAACAAACGACTCTATATTAGCTAGTCCAGCAGACCAGTTCAATAATAATATGGGATTTACTTCTACATCAGCCAATGATATAGCTTTTGATGTTAGAGGAAGTTTTCCAGCACCTGATGATATTCTAAACTTAGCTCCTTTAATTTCGGAAAAACTAGAAAATACTGCTTATGAATTAGTAGGACAATCTATATTACCAGTTGCCTATGTATTTGTTGAAGAGAGTTCTCAACTCATCTTACCTGCTGATGTAATTGATATACGCCCATTTTTAAGAACTGCGGAGTTAGCTTATAATGAAAGAGCAGGAATAGCAGCAGCTTTCCCACAATTATCATTAGCTAATCCTGCTGTAGGTAAGGCTCAACTAGACTTAGAAGTAAAAAGATTAAAAGATGGTTTACAAGGAACTATAAATACATTAGAGGATAATTTAGATCAATCTAAGAGAAGACCTACTGTAGCTGCTATGGGTTATATTTTTGGTGGTTGGAACTTTGGACCCGAAAGCGTTCTTTACGATTACTATAGCACTAACTTCGGAGCAATAGGACCAGATGCGAGCGTAGACGATGTTAAAGATTATATAACCAAAAATTATGGATACGCTTCTATTGGATCTAACTTAGCTATTCCAAGTAAACCAGACTGGGATCCTGCTAGATGGTGCACTATCGAAGACTTAGAAAACATTAAAGATTATCCTAATGATTGTATAAATACTTTTTTTGGAACTATAGAAGGTAATAATCCAACTATTGCTGGAAGCTACAAAAGTTCCATTACTGATCAAGGTGCTAAAGTAGAAGGAGGAAATCCTGAGAGAATTGACAAAGTTATTAATGATGATATCGGAGTTGATAAAAGATTTGTTTTTCATTTTATTTCAAAAAGAATAAATTTTAATAGACCCTCTTGGTTAGTGGATTACAAAGTTGATGTAAATTTTGTTAATTGTCTTCCTAGAAGCAGCTCTGGTAGTAGACAATATCCATCAAATTATTTTGGTCATTGGGTTGAAAAGTCTGATGATGCTTTTACAATTTATGTTGCTTTCTATGCTCCTATTACACAAAATTCTGTTAGTAGATATGATATGCCTCACCCCGGTCCATACTTTGCAACAAACTATAAAAAAGTTACAAAGAAAAAAACAAATACTGGTTCAAAGAAAAAAAAACTGGTTCCTACTGGCACTACACAGGTAATTCAAAGAGACGGCGCTAAATTTTCTTCTTTCTTAGTTCCAGTACAAGCTATAATGTACCCCGGAAATGATGATCCTATAGGAGAAAATCCAGAAGATATTAATTCTTTTGGATACCAAGGAAATCCAAGAGCAGGACTCTGTACTTATCCAACAGTAATGTGGTCTGTTACAGCTATTCCACAAGCTGCTAGCCAGTTCCTTTATACTTCATTAAACTCTCCTAATCCTGTAATTCAACTAAAGGAAGATTAATTTGCCCGCAGAAATTCCCACATTTGGTTGCGGGGCTTTTCTTCCGGGTTATGGTCCCACAACATTTACTGATTTTTCTGATGGGTTTAATGTAGAAACTCCTGATGATCCTCCGTCTAATGGAGGAGGAGGTCCAACAATACCTACAGAACCTGATGATACAGGACCTCCTCCTCAGACACCAGCACCTGATCTTTTTGGTGGACCGGGGGATACTGTTCCAGCACCTCCCGGAGGAGGTGCTGGTCCCGGAACGGGTGGAACTTTTGTTTGTAGATGTAGGGTAGATGGTCCTCCAACAGTTTCTTACACATATGTTCCAAGTGATGGAAGTTTAGGTAGTGGAGGAACTATTTATACTTATAGATGGAAACAAAAATGTAAATCAGTATCTGTGTCTGATACAAATACCTCCACAGCACAGGTTGGTTCTTTTATTAATGGAATTCTTCAAAGTAGACCTCAATCTAGAATTGTTTCTACACAAGGAGTAGGAGACAAAAACTGTTCTCAAAATGGTGTGTGTGGAGGCGTGTGTGAAGATCTAACTGTAAGCATATTTATTCCTAGAGTCATAACTACAACCACTCCTGTAAATCCTGCTACCTCTGTTCCTCCTTCTGTTATTCCCGATTCTGGAGGAGGAGGTGGTGGAGGAGGAGGAGGTGGCGGTGGTCCTACCATAATTATCACACAAATTCCAAACAGGCCCCTTGGAGGTGGCCCAACTCTAGTAGATACTGGTGGCGGCGGAGGTGGTGGAGGTGGTGGAGGTGGAGGTGGAGGTCCAACTATAAATATTAGACCAACTACCACAAGACCATCAGCAGGATTTCCTACCCCTATTGACACTGGTGGCGGCGGAGGCGGAGGTGGTGGTGGTGGGGGACCTACCATAATTATCACACAGGTTCCAACTGTCCCTTTAGGTGGAGGATTAGATACAATTCCAGAACCTCCAAGACCTCCCGAAGTAGAACCAACTGACACTGGAACTTTAGATATCCCAACTGAATTTTCAAATACAGGAACTTTAGACAACCCTGTAGAAGATACTACCTTACCTAATCCTACCACAGAATTTTATGATGGCTTAAATAAAGGATTAATGGATCTTACCAATCCAGAGATAGTAAACTTTTTATATAATGAAAATCCTACTGGACTTCAGGATCCTTCAGTCGCAGTTCTAACTGGATACAGGAAGCCTTCGTATGTAAATAATGATGTAGGATTTTCTGATATATTTGCTGATAGGATAGATTCTAACATTTATTATGTATTAAAAAATTATGATAATGGTAGATTTACTTGGGATAGTTCCTATACACAGGGAGTAACTCCTATTGCAGTATACAATAGTCTAAATTCACAAACTAGAAATTTATTATTAAAAATTAAAAACTTTGATGGAACTAGTTTAAATATAAATCAAATATTCCAAATAATAGGAACAAGAATATTAGACAGAACTTTAGGAGTTGTAACTAGATCTCTATTGAATAAGTTTGTAGAATACTCTACATCAAATAATATTACTAAAATAATAAGAAATGATTCAAATATAATTAATGAGTTATTTGCATCTTTCTTAATAGATAGATCTAAATTTCCTTTAGATAGAACTAAAACAGATAGTATAATGAAGAATATTCTTCCAAACTGGAAAACTTTATCTTCCGATATTGATCGATATATAGAGGTTAATGTTGGAGGAGAGTTAAAAAGATACTATGTAAATGATGACGATACTTTTGTGGATAGAAGTACATTATCCTTAAAAGATGGAGAATACTTTGACGTTAGAGTTGGAGGTAAATTACAAAGGTTGTATGCTAAATCTGAGAAAGATCATGCATTCATTATCCCAGAAGATGTTAGACACCAAGTTATATCTGTATTAGGAGGAGATCCGTCAAGAACACTAAGTGTTAGTGCTAATTTATCTTCTAATATAGAATTTAATTATTCTTTATCAGCACCTAGACAAAACTTTTATGTATTAAGTTGTGTTTTAAGTTCCGTTAACTCCACTCCAACAAACGGAGTCTTATTGCAAAGAACAAATGCTAGATATGGGCTAGCAGATACTACAACTGAACAAGGTCTTAGTTCAGTAAATGAATTTATAAAATATAAAGCAAACCATAAGGTGTTCGTAATTCATGATGAAGATATAATGTTGGATTACATAGAACAAACCTCTTCTGTCTTTCTTAGTCAGATAGATGTTTTATCAGATTCTCCTAAAGAAAATAAATCAGTAGCTTTATTAACTAGACAAATACCGTGGTACATTATAATCTACCCAACTAACAGATCTGATTTTACACTACTAAACTCAAAATCAAAGATATCTGATCTACAGGTTTCTGGGATAGTGTCTAGATCGCTCAGGTTTAGAACAACTAATAATACTCAGTTAAATAAAGAAAGTGGTAGTTTGTTTGTATCCAGAGAGTTCGTTGGAATAGATTCAGAAAATGTTTACCAAGAAGTAGGAAATCAAAATGTGATCTACAAGATAAACTCCAATGCTTCGGTATACCAGCAAGGATACTCTGATCTAGAGGGTAGGATTGTTCCTGCTAGCCAAGTAACAAGAACTAGAGAGAAAACGGGATTTAGAGTAGTTAAGGAAGTTATATCAGAACTAGATAATAATTACTTACTAGAACTAAATGGATTAGGAAAAAACATAACAGAACTTGACGCTTTTAGTAGATTAAATTTCTTACAATTTAATGAATTAGTAGGGATAGAGAACTTTAACTTAATAAAATCTGGTTTACGAAAAGGCGTTATTAATGACGTAAAAGTTATACCAGTAGTGTCTAGGAGTAGTATAAATGTTACTAATAAAGCAACTCAGATACTTCAGAGAAAAGCTGCTGCTTCCGCAGATGAGTTTGATACTATCAAGGAATCAGGAATTTAGTAACATTTTTAAAATAAAAATACATATTTTTTATATGGTTACTAGATAAAGTAAGAGATGTAAATCTTAATACACAAAAAAGGAAATTTAATATGGATCATTTTAAGTTAAACGACGAATTCCGTCAGAAGTTAATTGAGTCAGCCTTATGGGGTAAGGCTGGTGTTCGCCTCGATGAGGGTTCGCAAGTTATAGAAGAAGGTAGAAAAAAGAAAGGTTGTCATCCTGATGAAGCTCAGGATAAGGCTCTCATCAAGAAGATGATGAAGAAAGAAGATGTTGACTCGGATGAGGACGGAGAATACTTATCGGAAGAAGTTCACGTTTGCCCCCTCTGCACCAGCCAACTCGACGAGTCGATTGACGAAGAGCGTCTCCTTGAGCACCTTGATGTTATCATGGGTCTAGTTGATCGTCTAAGCCACCTCCAAGAAGGTGAAGAAGATGTTGAAGCGGTTATTGATAATACAATCGCACAAATTCTTCTACAAGACGATACCATAGATACCCTTGATGAGGATGAAGAAGTAGTCGAAGAAGAGTGAGGCTCAGGAGTATCTAATGAAAAAAAGCATAGGAGACTTCGCAGAAAGTTTAATTCTAGAACAGGTGAATGATGTAAAAAGTGGAAAAGCTCTTCCACCTAGTCACTCAGGCAAACAGCAAGCACCTGCTGGAATAGACATTTCTAAAGTATCTGTTCCTAACAGCTTTATGAAAGAGATACTCGGGGAGCAGTATACTCCTCAAGATGAAGAAGAACCTGCTAAGGGTATGCCAAAACTTGTTTGGGTTGAAGATGAAGAACCAGAGCAAGAACCAGAACCCGTAGTCCTTACTGAAGAAACAGGATCTCAACTTATTTCATTACTTGAAGAAGTTCGTGATCTGTTAAGGGAAATGACTACCACGGGTATGA